GGGCTTTCGTTGAAAGCCTGAATGATAGGTTGGAATACGTGGGTATTGACCCATTCGCCAATGGATTTGAACGGTGCAAGGATACCATTCAGCAAGCCCTGAATAATATCACCGCCGATTTCAGCCATGACCGTAGACGGACTGTGAATACCGAACAGGTTTTTGAACCAGTTTACAAACGGGTCAACAATGTGGGTTTTAATCCACTGTCCGGGGTTGGAAAAGAACTCAGTAATACCCTTCGTGAAGCCGTTCCACAGGTCAGTACCAGCCTGCTTAATACTTGCCCACTTATCCTCGCCCAGTAGAGCGGAACAGAAGGGGTTGATGATATTTGTCCAAACCCAGGAACCGATATTTACCAGACCTCTGCCAATCCACTTGAGGATATTTGCGCCTGTTTCCTTCCAGTTCTGACCCTTGATTTCTTTATCCCACCAGGACTTAATGTCAGCACCGATACTTCCAAAGAACCCACCCAGGAATTGCACCGCAGAACGGATAGCTGTACCTAATGCCGTAAAGATACTGGTAGCTACACCAGACCAGTCAATATTGGTTACAAAGTCCTTGATTTTCTGCCACAAGGTACTTCCCAATTCAGACCAGTCATACTTGTTAAACCAATGGGTGACTTCATCAAAAGCACCCTTGAAGAAATCACAGATACTTACTGCGATAAGTCCCCAGTCCAACTCTGTCAGCGCACCGATAAGAATATCAATGAGGGGCAGACCCAAGAAGAATTGTGCAAACAACCTTCCGACAAAGGAGAAGTCAATCTGCTCAATCGCTCCATTCAGAAGTTCCGCAATATGCGTACCAATCCGGGTAAAGTTCACCGTGTCGATGAACCAGTATGCGGTCTGCACCGCAGCGTTAATGCCATAGCCCAGCTTGCTTCCAAGCCCATACCAGTCAACACTGTCAAACAACTCATTGACCTTCTCACCCAGAAGTGTACCCAGGGTTTTCCAGTCAGCGTTATCAAACGCTTCTTTGAGTCGGTCTGCAAAATCACTAACATTACTGTCAATGGGAAGTTCTTCAAACATGGAACCGTAGTCGGCTCCACCACCGCCACCGCCGCTGGAACTGTCATTCTCCATAATCATGTTCAGTTCATCAATGCCCGTAGTGGCGTTTTTGATTTCCTTCGCTGCATCAGAAGCAGCACCGCCAGCACCAGATAGTGCTTCTCCATAAGAGGTTGCAGACTTCTTCGCCGCCGTAAAGGTAGACGCACCAGAGAGTCTTGCAATCAGCATGTTAATGTAGTTCAGCAGGGTTACGATTTTTCCAATTACAAAGTCGATTGCCGGGGCAATCGCATTGATGATAGGCGCAGCCATCGCACCCAGACTGTTCTTGAGATACAGTGCGCTGGTTGCCAGACTGTTCATGCTGGAAGCGAACTGACCTCCCATCAGGTTACTGTACTGATAGAGGTTGTTGATACCGTCCTTGAAAGCCTTAGTCAACTGTGCAATCGCAAAACGCGCCAAACGGTACATAGCAATACGCTTCAAGCTGGACAGGAATTGCCCCAGACCAGCCGTGTGCTGCTTCATGCTGGAAGCAAACTTCGCACCAATGGACTTAGGAAAATTCGCGCAAGTCTGCATCACGCTTTTAGCCTTTGCGCCCAGCTTAGACATGCCTGCACTCAGTCTTTGCAGAACGCCAGTGCCAGCAGTCCATCCCTTAGAGAACACACCACCAATACTGCTCAGTACATTCTTCAAAGCGTTGCTACGCCCGGTTGCCTGCTGAACTGCATTGCTGACTTCCTGTACCTGACTGGTTGCCTGCGTCACTCCGCTTGTGGCGGGTGTTACTGCGGCAGCAGGGTCTACGGTAGTGTTGGGTACGATGTTCTTAGGTACACTGACCTTCGGAACCTTCACACTGCCAACCTCTTTCAGGTCACGCAGGGCTTTCCCCAAATCCTCAAGACGTTCAATGTCACTCAGCCTGATATTATCCAGCGCAGAACCAATTTCAGTAATGCGCTTAGAAATCGTGCTGGAAATCTTTACGTCATTCAGACCCTTCAAAGCATTAGTCATTTCCGTCAGCTTGTCAGACTTCAAGGAATTGGTTGCCGTGGTCAACCGCTCAAGCTGCTTCACGGAAGAACCCAGTCCTAAACCGCCCTTGAGTGCCTTTTTCAGGCTACCCAGACTTTTACTCAGTGCGTCAATACCTTTGGCACTTTCTTCCGCTTTTGTTTCAATTTGAAACTCAAGACCTTCCATCTCAATCGCCATTGTCAACTTCCCCTCCTTCCTTTAATTTTTGTTCAAAGCGTTTGTTGAAGGAGTCCACCATGCGCCGCATAGCAGCCTTGCCGTTTTCAAGCATCTGCTTCTTCTTACGTTCTTCCTGCTCCCGGTTACCAGTATGAGTAATCGGTACGGGTTCGGAACGGAAGGGGAAGGGTTTACCCTTCTTACTCAACGGGTTAAATACAGGGGATACATCAATCAACGCTTCGTAGAGATATACGGCTTGTAGCCACAGTTCGGAGTTCTTACGCTCCCTACGCAGTTCATCAGCTTCACGGTAATACTTCACCATGTCAGCAGCCCCATCCCAGAAATCGTGATAGGACATGCCTATGCTCATGTAGTAACTGCACAGTTCCTCAAACTTCTCACCGAACTTTTTATCTTCGTAACGCAAAAGCAGGGACGGACGGCTTGTGCCGCCGCCCCTGTTATCATCCGCAGACGGTGAACCCGTTACCAGTTCGCCGCCCAGTCCACGTTTTTTGCAGTATCATCAGGCTCCTGCATCAGGGACGCGATAGGCTCGTTGTACATCTCAGCCAGCTTCTCAATAAGTTTGTCCTTATTGGGCATACCAGCGTAGATAGCATCAATCACGTCAGGCTTCACGAACCTGTGATGTGCCTTGAAAGCACCTGCGAAAAGCGCGGGGAGAAGGGTCATAGGACGGTCATCAATGTTTCTTGCGACAAACCCTTCGTCCTCCATCTGCTTGATTGTTCTCCGGGTAAATTCCAGAGTGTAGTCCTTACCTTCGTAAGTGAAGTTAATCTGTTTAGCCATTGCTTAAATCCTCCAATTCTTGAAATTGAGTGCGCCCAGCGGCTTACTCATACGCGATGACAGTAGAAGGGGCAATCATAATGCCCATGCCGCGAACTTCGTTCACGCCGCCACCAGTGACACGGACGGAAAGCTGACCAGTGAAGGAGAACTTACCCTCAGTGCCAGTAGGAGTCACAGTGCCATCCTCGTTCTCAGTACCGCCGAACCAGACAGCGTAACCTTCGTACTTGCGCTCAAGTTCCTTGAGTGCCAGGAAGCCGTCATGGTCATAGTTGGTGTTGAAATTCAGACCCTCGTTACCCTGGATACCCATGATGAAAGTCTGCATACGGTCAGACAGAGTGGTGGTTTCCAGCATCTCAGGGTCAGTACCCAGGTCAGGGAACTCGGTAATATCCACCAGCTTCTCATAATCTTCCGCGCCATCCTTCTTGTGCATCAGGAAAGTCATATAAGTGCTTGTAGCAGCCATTGTCTTTTACCTCCTATAGAAATGTTTTCCATCAGTGGCTACCCTATATCGGGCAACCAATCTGTAGATTGTCGCGTCCTCCATGTTAGGAACAGGAGTCAGTGCCAAACGCTTGAAGTTCATCCTGAACAGGATTTCATCAATCACGTTCATAATGGACTTACATTCGCTTTTCCTTCCTTCCGTCTTATTGGAATAGACGTTTACTTCAAACATGACCTGTGCAAATTCAGCACTCCCGGTCATCTTTGCGGATATAACCGCGTTATCACTCTGGGTGATACTCACGTGAGGGAAAACGGAAGGAGCGTTCACATACTCACCAGCAATATCAATGCCGGGGAACTTCTCACGTAAGACTCTTGCAACGCGGGTATAGACCTCGTTTTCGCAGTCAATCATACGTACACCCTCCTTGCGATTTCCTCAAATTTTTCTTCCAACTCGCGGACAGTCTGGTACATGCTCATGTTGGCAGGATTACCATAGGTGTGTACCTCTCCGACATGTTTTCCTTCTGCGATAACCTCACCGTGGCTTCCGGGGTCACCCTGATAACGCCAACCTTGTTCCAGTCTACCCAGTCGGTAGCCATACTCTCCGCGAACCATACCGTGCTTGCCAGCTTCCGGGTGATTGTCGGGATACTTCACGCCTGTACCAAACTCAATGAAAAGCGTTGCGCCGCCCACCGCCACAACTGCGGTCTTGAAATCCCCGCACTGCTCAACGGAAACAGATACATCATTTGTACCGTCATAGACGGCATTTCCGAACTTTGCTTTTGCAATTTCCATACCTTCATCAGCCAGGGCTTGCACGAACTCTTTAGTCTTAGTGACCAACCACTTCTTGTAGTCCTCAAGTTCCTTGATAGCCTGGTCAATTCCAGCAGGAGTGAGTTTGACTTTAATCACGCGCTTCTTCACGATACCTTCACCTTACTTACTGCATACGATATAGCGTTCAAAGACCTTGCCACACGGCGAACCGTGTAATCATAGGTCGGTTTACCATCTTTGAAAGCAGGTTCCTTGTCGATAAACAAGACCGTGTTTTCGTCAATGGGGCAGTCCATATCATCAGTAATCAATACCTTGTCATAGGACTCCAAATTGCCAAACATTTCAGTCTGAGCATACCCCGTTGCCGGGGATACACTACACATCAGTTTGACAGGTTCAGCATACCCTACGCCATATTCACCAGTTTCATAGCCGTCCGCATCCTTCAACGCAACGCGCTCTTTATACAGACAGTAATGAACCGGGGTCAGGTTTCGTTTCATCAGCTTCATGCCAGCACCCCCGCCATCGGGGTAATGCGCCGCAGCAAGGTAGGGGGAATATCGCCGTCCTCATAGGAACGGGACACACCGTTTTCACTGTGCGCCGTTTCACCCTCCGCACCGCGCTTGTTCAGCATATACGCCGCGATTTCAACCTGCACCGTATGGTAGGGAGTCGGCACTTCCTCCGCTCCCGTTCCATACGGGTATGCTTTAGTTACCACCACGTTCTTAGCCAAGAGAAGATAGGTGGACAGCACGTCCTGGTCGGTTTCACCCGTCATCTTCTCAAGCATTTTCAGCTTGTCAGCATCCGTCATGTTGTCCACCCTCCTTCCTTAATTACTCCGCAGCAGCGGCTACGCCGATTTCAGCAGCGTTAGCCACATATACGGAACGGCTGTAGGTAGGCTTCTCAAAGGCAGTAGAGATACCAGTGAACTTGCCGTGATACCATTCGGGACCGTGGTCAAGACCAATCTGACCGAAAAGCTGATACTTCTCGCCAGCACCAGTCTTAGCAAGCTGCTCCAGGAAGAAGTTGCCCTTGCCAGGAACAGGCTGATACACAGGAGCGATAACGTCCAGGTTCAGAAGCAGTGCAGTACCAGCAGGCAGGCACTCGCCCAGATGCAGGTAGACAACGCCCAGAGGGGTAATCACACTGGACAGTGCGATACCGTTAATCTCACGGGCAGCGGGAACCACAGTCAGACCATTCTGAACAGCGTCAGCGTTAATCTGGAACAGGGTGACCGCATCGCACCACAGGCACAGACCGTCAGTAGGAGCGTTGGCACCGTAAATCTTCTTCATCATGTCAGCAATGTCCCACAGACCCAGGGGCTTGTTGCCCATCGCAGTGACGTTGGAAGTGATAG